GAAGTAGCAGCACCATAAGTCTGTACATAGGTAGAATTACCATTACAGAGATTCGTACAATTAAAGGACGCAGGTAGATAAAAGTTCAGCGTACCCTTAACCAGACCGGTTGCACTTGTTACTGCGTTGGTAAGTGCTGCACCACCGGCTGAGTCCAGAGAGGACATCATAATCGCATTACGCCACAGGTTCGTGAATAACACGTCTGTATTAGCCGCTACCTTGATTAATGAGGCAGTAGCCGAACTGGACGAGATCATGTAGATGCAGTTATCCAGAATGTTCGACTTGAACTCCTGCGAAGTAGTCACCTGGTCAATCAGAAATACCGTCCTTGCCGCAGATGTCAGGAGTGTTTCCGTACCAAACAAGCAATGACTATAAGTAGCACTGTCTGAACCCGCTACAAACTCATAGGCATTTGTCTGGTCAAGATTATCAACCACACCAAATACAAATGAACAATGGTCATAAAAAGTACCTTCACCCCCATCCTGAACACAGGTAAGGGCAGCTGCATCAGTGGATTCCTGAATGAATTTAATTCCAGAAAAGGTATTTCTAACGCCAGTGTTTTTCAGTACAAAAGCAGCATCGTCTGTAGCGGAAGCCGAAGTTACCTTAGCCCCCTGTTGAACGACACGACCATGAAAATCAGCCGATATGAAGTTAATACGATTTTTACTGGTTGTCAGTCCACCAGCGTCTACTGCATGGGAACTATGGGCTGAAAGTACAATCGTATCTCCAGCGTTACTACGTGCTGTGGCATAGGCTTTTCCGATAGTAGCAAAAGGCTTGCTAATTTTAGTGCCTTTATTACCATCACTACCCGTTGTAGGGTTTACAAAGTACGTCTTAGGGTCAACTACGTTACCTACCGTAACCGGAAGACCAACAGGCGAACCACCATATTGATAAAGACCATCATTTACTGTTGTCATATTATTTCTCCAAAAAAAAGACTGGATCGGCTTTGGATTGCCATCACTACCTAGTTAGCATCCAGTCTCATTATTACTAGGATTACATATAAGCTATAAAGTCCTTCTAAGCTGTTGATTTAGTTAGTTATTTTACGCGCCCTCCGAGCCATAGCAGCATCTAGGATCTGACCATCCGACAGAAAATCGCTTGGCAACTTTAAACTTTGCATTTGAAGTGTCAAAGTCGTTGTCAATTGAGAACCCTTTATCGCTACGATTGTAACGAATCAGGCCGTTTGGAATGTCAGTTTGGACAAACCATGCGTCAGCGTCGGTCAGATAATGGTTTACGATTACTTTAGGCACAGAACCCATTGAGTACAGTGCGTTAGTGTCGTTGTCAGCCGTTCCAGGTCTTAGAGTAGATCCTAAGATCCTTTCTGCTTCGAACTGTGAACCATTAGGGATGATAAGGCATTTAGGCATAACCTGAATACGCTTACCACGGTCGTCAAGGAAGTTACCAATGTCAATCACAGCCTGTTCCAAAACGGCTTCTGATAAGTCTCCGTCTGTCGTAGGGCCGTTAGTCCATGTACCACCACTGGCGTTAGGATGTGTTGCTGATCCTGCTCCAGTTGAGGCAATCAGGGTAGCACCATCACCACCTAGATAGGAGGTGTTAAAGGCACGATTGAGGACGTTAGCACCCATAACTTCTTCGGTCTGACGTATGGAGAAGGCAAGACCTTCCGTTCTGCGCGAGCCTATAGTGTCGTACTGGTCATCATCAATCATTTCTTCAGTGATGATAAACCCAGAGGCGATAACGACATGCTGGTAACGAGTCAAGAAACCCTGTTGCTCGGTGTCATAGACAATAGCATTGCCTTCCGTTTTAACAGGGGCCAAACCGAATCCGGTTACAGACAGGTCTTCTTCATAGGCTCGTTTACTTGAACGCTGTTCGAAGATCTGGCTCCATTCCATCGGTTTTTCATTGTACTTGTGGCCGTAAATAGTATTAAGACCTGGGTACAGCAGTTTTGCGAAATTACTAGTGGTTATAGGCATTATTTATCTCCTTAATCCCAGATTATTTCAGCAGAGGTAATAGCCACGTGATAACGTGTATTAGCCAATGTTGAGTCATTGTCAGGATATGAAGGTATGTCTACCACGTGCATATCCGTGTTGGTGTTAGCCCCTATCTGCTGACCAGAAATACCCGTAGTGGTACTTCCAGAGGTAGTGGTTAACAGATCACAAGGATCACCAACAGCGAGATCAAGGTCAGTATCCGACTGAACTTCGAAGATACCATCATCAACAGGCACGTAAAATACTCTCCACTCGGTATGAGTAGATGCACTGTCGTCATAATAGGTAGTCATCAAGTTGTCAGGATTATAAGCACTTGTATAATCACCAGTTGCATTTACCTTACCAAAACCAACCGCTACACCTAAAAAGGTAGCATCGTTGGTAGCTGCAACCGCAGCCAGATTGGAAGTGAGTGATAGCAAGTCACCCTTAAAAATGTCGGTGCCATCGGTTACTCCGATAGAGCGAACTACAGACGACATAGGTGCGCCTGATTTCGTTTTCACCAGCTTAAATCCACTAGGTCGATCGGGATTTGCCATAATTTAACTCCTTAATTTAAATGAAGATTTTCATTATGGCAATCCGGTTTCAGCTAATGCTGAGTTATCCGATTTTAACTTCACCATAATTTCCATCTTTACTGTTTTGTGACTCAACTTTGGGTCTTCGAATAGAGTCTTCAGTCTCATCAACACGGCGCTGTTTAGCCGCCTGATCTTCTTTAAACCAGTCCATGTTTTGTCGCATGAGATAGGCAGTTACACCTTTGCCCATGTCCCTCGATACGACTCCGCTTGAATTGTGAGTACCGTCAACACTCGAATCACCTACTTGTGCAGACTCTACTAATTCATAGCCTGCTGATTTGAACTTCTCTATACGGCCTGGAATGTCGTTTACCCAACGGTCTTTATAACCGTCTGGTGTATCACGTACCGCCGTTATGTCTTGATTGGTTCCAATAGGAATACGGACTCTAGCCTTAGCGTCCATAGATTTATTGGATTCGTTACGCTGTTTCATCCTCTCGGATGCTTCTTTCTTTTGTTCTTCTGTCCACTCTCTAGCCATGATATTTCTCCTGTTTCCCTTCTAAGGGATTATCTATATTCAACAACTTCGCTTAAATACTTCTTTTTATCCGCTTCGGTCTTAAACACACCCATGCGGTCAAAGTTGGCAAAGACTTCTTTTTCGTCTTTGGTCAGGTCTTTAACAGAGATGGTTTTAGAAGCAGGCTTTGGCGGGGTGTCCCCTTCAACAGAAGGTGGTTGACTCCTTGCTGGATTTTCGAACTTGCTTGGAAATCTAGCTTTGGTTTCCTTTATAACATGCTCGAAAATCTTTTCTGGTGAGGCGTCTGGATGCTTGGTGTTATACCCTAGACCGATCATGTCGGCGTAGTCCTGCATCTCATCGTCCTTTTCATACCAGTCGTTGTTCTTTTTAAAGTTATTCAATGCTACAAGGAATTCCTCGTTCACCAATGGGGGTGCATCGGTATCCCTTAGTTCTTTGTCAATTTGAACCACTTTGGCATGATCGCCTTCATCTAAAGCCTCGATCTTCTGGGCTTCCAACTGGGCTATTCTGCCTTCATATTCTTTAGCCAGTTTCTTCCTTTCGGCTTCGGCTACCTTCTGATTGTGGGCGTTGATTTGTTCTACGGTCTTTTTCAGTCCGTCAATTTCTTTCTTCTGCTCGTTGATTTTTTTGAAGAAAGATCCGTTTTCCAGATATTTCTCGGCACTGACAAACTTCTTGCCCGAAGACTCGTCAAACCTTTCTTCCGGTATCCAGCCCTCATCTAAGGCTTGTTGTTCAACTTCGGTGTATTGTGGTACTTCTGCTTTAGCTTCTTCAGTCATGCTCTTAACCTCGCTTGTATTCCGTCATCATTTATAACGACGTATTCTTCCCCGTCTTCGGGGTCTGTTACGAACTTCCCACTGTACTTTGAATAAACCACATGATCCCCTATCTCACAGGCAGGTACTCCACCCATGATCGGGTCAAGCCATGCAGCAGGGCCAATGTCCATTATTATTCCAGTAGTTGTCTCTGCCTTCTCCCTGCGCTCGTCCAGTTGCATAATAATGCCGCCTGCACTCATTTTCTCTACGGGGTCGGGCTTGATTAACACTCTATTGATGAGAACTTCTATCATTTGCTACCTCTCTATTTTTCAGCGTAGAACTCAGTGATCTCCTCTATGGTGATTTCTGAAATTCTAGCTAACGTTACACATTCGGATGCGACTCTAATTTGTTCCTTTTCATCAACCAGTCCACCACTTGCAATGGTGTTGGCAATGATTTCAGATTCTTCTTTGATTGAATCACTGAGGTACTTAAGGAAAATTTCAGTTACCGGGTTCTCCAGCCATTCCTGCCATTGTTCCTCATTCATAACGCACCTATCATTATTAAAAGTATGGCTTCATCTTCTTCGTCTTCAAGCACCCTCTCGGTTAGCTCGTCATAGACGCTTTCAATGAATAATACTCTTGCGGTTTCTATGGGTACTTCTTCTGTCTTGGAAATGTATTCTATGGCTTCAGGCCATGCGTCAGCTTGGCTTTCAGCGATCTGTATCTTTATGTCAGCGAGTGATCTTGATTCAGTGATTGATTCTTCCGGTGATATTTCACCCAAATCAACCTTTTCTTCTATAAGTGGTTGTTTTGTATAGACTGGGTTTAAAATAATCTCTGGTGAAATTTCATCCACTTCCGGTGAAAAGTCAGATTTTTTTACATATTCCTGAAATGAGGCTTGTCCGGCAGATGATATGTAATGACTTTCTTCATCGGCGTGGAATAAAAGAAATATCCCAGGCCCCATAGGGGTTATCATCTGCGTGCATTCCAATCTAAATAAGTAAGCCCGTCATCTTCTTTGGCGTATCCTGCTGTAACAGTGTAGATAAAGTCCTGCACCGTAACTACCTCAAGACGTGCATCCGCCCACCCGCGCCATACACCAGTCAGAGGCATACTGACCACCGCAGGGGCATCCGTTAGAATCGCCTTGAATACCGTAATAGTATTAGTTCCGTCAGTAAATCTAAGTTCGATCATGCCAGTGTTTTTCTTTTCGGCTGACAGAAGAATATTCGTAAGCGCAATACGACCGCCTATCTTTGGCTCAGTAATCGTAGTGGTCGCTGCGGTTGTACCTGAAACAGCCTTAAATTGCCCATGTGCATCACCAAGGCCCATTGTAAGTAAATGAGTATGCGCTCCATGCTCCGACTCGATATGTTCTTCAATGCCGACAATATGACCGGTTTCATCGGCGAGATGAACCTTTAATCCCACGGGTTATTCCCATGCAGAATCGGAGTGACGGCGATAACAGGTGTACCTGAATCAGCTTTAAACCGTAGCGTCAATGTTTCTGACGGGGTAATTATAATCGGGCCATAAGCTAAAATATCATACGGCGTATTAGCGGCGGTCTTTGTGTAGTAAAGATCAGTGGCCGTACCGCCTAAAGTTAATGCTGTACCGGAATAAGCAGTCATGTTTTGTGTCTTGCCGGAAGATATATTTAACTGCCTTAAAGCAATCGCAGTACCTCCAGAGGTGTATGTTTCTCCAGAAGCTATCGACCACAATCCTCCAATGGTGCTTGATACGATAAGCCTCATGATCTCAAAAATTTCACTGGACGTGTTCTTGAAATGAAACACCGCATTATCGGTTGTATTAGGTGCGGTATGCGTAAAAGGCAACGTCCACGCCTTGCCAATTCCGGCAAGCGCATTAATGTCTGTTTGAATCACTGATACAGTTTGTAGTCTTTTATCTGTGGTTACTTTGACAGGAATACCATTAGGGTCATTAATAATCATGAGTTTAGCTCCTCAACAGGTATTCTGTAGCCATTAACTGATAAGGAAATCTTTTCACCGTCCACTGCATTACCTCCGTCAAGGGTTGCCCAGCCCCAGCAAATCACATCCCCGTTCGCCAATACGTTAGTGCCTAGCATGTTTCTCTGTGTAGAACCTTTGCTCTGGATAACAAATGAGTGGTAATTCGTACCGCCCGTATAAGTTAAGTCAGCAGACCCATCTGATATTTTCAGCGTACCAAGCTGGATATTTCCAGAGGAGAAATTCTTATTAATTATACCCGTTGTGCTTATATCTGTTCCGCTTGCGAGGGTTGGATCTTTAACCTGGTAAATAATAATATCGTCAGTCAATGTCTGAGCATCTATGTAAATTCTGGTGATTGCATAAGCATAATCAGGGTCAGATGAAGTAAACCCCATCAGCGCACCAGAAGTTCCTGCCTTCAAGTGACATTCACCATGCCAGATATAAGCATTGCCTCTCTGCGCGGCTACCTCCTCAGAAAAGAATGACTTGGAATCGACAAACAATCGATTATTCGAGTCCACCTTGGCAACATTACCACTATCACCGGATTTAATGGTTTCCACTATTCTATCTCCGCTTTTGTAATTTCGTTATCCGTCATCATTGACAGGTGAATGTTCATGATCTTTAGTTGTTTTTCCAAGCTTTTAATCCCTTGAAGTATTTCGTTCTGTACCGCCTCACCCTTGGTTGAAAGTATGACAGGAAGTGCATTATCAGCATCTACTAATACAGCAGCACCATCAGCACCTACGGCTAGTTTGTAAACGGGATAGTGAAAACCATCTACTTTATCCGTAGCAACGGGTACTGAAGAAAGACCACTAGAAGGTCTTACACCTATGCTGTCCGTCAAGAGAATGTTGCTCCGTCTAATTTACCGTCTTTACCGCGAGTTACCTTAGCAGAGCTTACTCGATCTACATTCACGATAGGGGCCTCAACATTGATTACGGGAGGTTTCATTTCCTTTGCTCGTTGGTCGGCTTTTTCTTCCTTCATGCCTTCCATCTTCTCTTTCTTTTCAGAGTCCTTCTCGGCTTTCATCTTGTCTACTTCGGCCTTGTAAGCATTTATTTGAGTGCCTTTCTCAGCCGCTTCCGCTTTAGCAAGATTTAACATCATTACGGTTTCGTTTAATTCAGTCTTGTCTCTTGCTATGATCTGGTCAAGTTCCAATCGTTCTCTCTGGAGTTGAAGTTTCTCGCCCTCAATCTCCTTTTCAACTTCTAACTTCTCGATCTCCATCTGTTGTTCAAAGGGCTGCTCTTGTTGAGGCGGAGTTAGTAATTCTTCGATATTGGGTAAATCCATAGATTCTAAAATTAACTTAGCACCCGCTTGAGGATTCGGTAAGAGACCCTGCTGCATCATCTCAGCGACCTGTTGGGCTTTAATCATTCGTTGTACTTCAGCGACGATGTTAGGATCAGAATAAGGCTGTACGTCTGTCGTGTCAGTAGCGTAGTCTCGCTGGAAGATCTTCTCA